TCCATAGCCTGTTCTAACATACTTCTACGGTCTAATTGCTCTTCGCTCATGATTTCTCCAAGTTATCGGTAGTTAAGTTTTGCATAAGCCAATTCCGCAATTTGACGCTTTCTTGCTTCCTGGGACTTTTTGCTGATTTGTGCTTCTTTGTGCTGCATTGGTACATCGTTTCCTAATTCAATCATTCGGTGCTGCTTTAAGTGGTCACGGTGCTGACTTTTGCTCTTAATCCATGAGCCGTCTACTTGGCTGATATAGCCTTCAATGTCAGACTGCACCATAGGCGCTTCTCTGTAGGTCATTTCTTGCTTTGCTTTCCAAGCTGCCTCGGCTTCTGGGCTACCTAGGGTATACCCCCAGAACTCAAGGTAATAATTTTTGTCTGACTTTTTGGTTTCTACATGGTTTCCAGGTGTATAACCACAATTAGGGCAAATCATCACATTCTCCTTATAAGGTCAGGTACACGGTCATACTCTTCTTGACGCAATGCAACAACGGAATCGTACCAACTGCCGTTTTTCCAACGCCAACAGATATATTCTTCTTTGGGGAGCAATACAATCGTTTTAACGCCCAATGCACCTGCAAGGTGGGCTGTGCCTGTGTCTACTGTCACAATGCCTTTTAAAGCCTTCATGTGGCTTGCTGTGACCTTCCAATCGGTTTTCCATCCATCGTCAGGCAAAGGGTGGAAAAAGCCGTCATGCTCTGGGGATAGGCTATATGCGTTATCACCCACCAATTTATACATTTCATGGTCAGGTATAGACTTGATATGGAAAAGAATGTTGCGACTAGCGCCCCAATTAACACCGATTTTGGGTTCAATGTTTGATGGCTTGGCATCCATATACCCTTCTGACCCTACAATTTTCTTAGTTGTTATGGGAAACAGCGATTTTGCGTATTTATTGGCGCAAGAAATATAGTAAGGAAGGGACATATTGCCAATCCAGTAGTCACATTCCACGACATCAAGACATTCAGGTTGGTTGGTCAATACATCTACACACTCAAACTGCCCCAAAAGTTCAAGCAATGAGCCATGCGTCAGCAATACGACCTTTTGTGCGCCCATTACCTTTAAGAATGGCAAGAAACGAGCAAACATAAAGATGTCGCCAAAGCCTTGTTCCATTTGAATGACAATAGACTTGTTTAAAAGGCTTTCACCACGCCATACCGCAGGGTTTTTAGGTTTTTGTGTGTATGGTGTTACCTGATTAGCAAGAATGTCAGGATGCCAACGGTATTCAAATAGCCTAAATCCAGCGTCATAACGCCCTTGGTGCAGATGCTCGTAGGCTTCTTTGTATTTTGCGTGGGGGTTTACAGGATAAGTGCTAATAGGGCCTCTTCATCGTCTAATTCTGCTTGCCGTTTGGCTTCAAGGACTGCTAACTCCTGTTCTAAGCGGAGTTTTGCACTTCTCATTGCTACTGCGGTTTGCAGGTCTTGTTGCTGTTTAACAAGATTAGCGATGTATCGGTCAATATTTGCTAGGTTTGACGGTATATCAACGCTAACTTCTTGATTGGATTGTAATTCTTTTTGTTTGCGTTTGCTGACTTTTGGAGGGTCAATTAAATCCGCAATAGTTTGCTTTCTAGCTTCTTGGTCTGCTTTAAGTTCAGCTATGCGTTTTTCTTCTGCTTTACGCAATTTCTTTTGTATAGCTTTGTAACGCTTTAACTCTTCCCTTGTCCAAGGTGCGTCATCACCGCCAAACTTTGTAGGTTCAACAGGAGTAATAACAATTTGAAATGCGTCATTTTGAAACGCATTAGGTTGAAAAGCTGTTTGAAACACTTAGAAAGTGCCTCCAGAAACTCCTACAAACTTAGTAGCTGTAATGGTTGTTCCTGTAATAGCTGCTGCTGCTGTACCGCCAATAGCAGGTGGGCTAGATAGGTCTAGTGTTCCGCCTAATGTAAGGTTTCCGCTAGAAGTAACTGTACCTGTAAGGGTCAATCCATTAACTGTACCTGTACCGCTTACGCTAGTAACTGTGCCGCCTAATGAAGGCAAAGTATTGGTAATAGTAAAGTTAGGGTAAGTACCGCTGGTTGAAATACCAGTACCAGCAGTTAAGACTACTGTTTGGTCAGGTGCAGTATTGGTAATGTTTAAAGTGCCACTTGTGGTAATTGGGCTACCAGTTACACTAATTCCTGTTCCTGCTGTTGCCGCTACGCTAGTAACTGTTCCTACTGAAATTGAGCCACCAAGACTTGTGCTTGTGCCATTAATGGTAATAGCTGAATTGGCTAATTGTGCGTTAGTTACTGTGCCTGATAGGTCTGTTGTAGGAATAGTTGCAGATGCTGTCATTGCACTTGTTCCGCTACCTTTAACATATCCAGTTAAAGTCGTTGCCCCTGTGCCGCCATTAGCAACAGCTACAGTACCGACAATATTGCCAGCTTGCACCGATAAATTGCTTTTATTGATGTAAATTGCGCCATTGCTAGAATTGACATAAGCAACAGTTCCTAATTTAACTGCATATCCTGTAGGTGGAATGGTGTTTTGATAGTAACCAGCAGAATAAGGGGATAAATAAAGGGTATCGCCTACTGTATAGCTACCTGTATTAATGCCTTGGATTAGACCAATAGTGGTTACATAACCAGCACTACCTGATGCAATATTTTGATTAGCAAGGCCAATGACATTCGCAGTTGTTAAAGTATTAGCAATAGCCAAAGCCACATTAGGGTAAGTTTGACCGCTACTTGTGCCAGTTACATAAACAGGTTGTCCAATATTAATTGTTGAGCCTGTATTGTTAATAACTTTTAATTGAACTTCTTGCCCAATATGAAGGGTGTTGTTCGTTATATCGTTGTAATAAGCTAAAGACTTTTGTGTGCTGTCGTACCATAATTCACCTTCTGCGTAACTTGGTGCAGTTGTTGGTGTAAAAATTTCGTAATCGCTAATAGTAGGGTGGGCTTGAATTGCACCTGTAGCTAATACAACATTACCTGTACCAGTTGTACTTGTGGTTGGGAAAGCACCGACATCGGTATAGGTAAGGTTTACTGTGCCTGTGTAGCCGTTTACGCTAGTTACTGCATCGGTATTGTCTATCTTTTGCCAAGCTGTGCCGTTATATACTGCCCAATCGCCAACTTGCCAATCAGTAATACCGTTAAGGTTTGTAGAGCCAGCCACATTGACCACATAGTAGTAACCCTTAGTACCAACAGAGGAGGTGAGTGTTGGGGTGTTTGTTGTTGCGTTCCAAGTACCTTGGTAGTTTAAATCACCTAATGGTGGAATTTGAGATAAAGGAATTTGACCGCCTGAATCAAGGGTTGCTACTCCGTTGGCTACACCAGCATCTTTAGTTGAAGCAGTACCAAGCCCTGTAATGTCTGTATTAGGAATGGTAGAATTAGCAGTCATTGTGCTAGTGCCATTACCCTTTACATAACCAGTTAAGGTAGAAGCTCCTGTACCACCGTTAGCTACAGGCACAGTCCCACTTAATTGGTGGTCATCGTTCCAATCACTTGGGCGCACTACCGATGTGTCATCTCCGTCAGGTATCGTTGAAACCTTACTGTGCTTGACTGTAATCGCCATTATTGAACTCCGATGATTTTGCCGTCAGCACCTCGAACTACAGTCTTAGGCCTACTATGTTGTGCATTAATTGTATCTACCAAAGCAGTAATAGCTTGTGCCATTTGTTGATTTCCTTGACCAATAGCATTAGCAATAGGTTGCAATGGGTGTTCTTGAGCATTAGCCAATTCTTCTTCAGTCATATAGGCTTCTGCACCATCGTCATTACCTGAACCAATGCGAGCAACTTCAATCTTTGCGCCATTGTTGATGTGAGCCAATAAGACCTGAGTATTGCGCTCTGTCATCATCTTCATTTGAGCGACTTTAAGCTGCATATCCATATCTGCTTGATTACGCTGAGTTTCTAACTGAAATTTAAGCTGATTTTCTTGCGCTTGATACTCTTGTTTAGCCTTTTCAAGCTGCATTTGACCTTGTAACTTAGCCTGTTCAACCTGTGCTTGCATTTGAATTTGTTGCATTTTAGATTGGTTGTCCATTTGTGCTTTTTGAATCTCTGGAGGAGGCGGTTTTTGCTGACCTTTACTAGCTTCGTACTGTTTACGCATATCATCAGCAGTTTGGTCAATAATTCCTTCAAGTTGTTTACCAGCTTTAAAGGAAGTTACGCCAAATTTCAACATTTCCATGAGCATTGGGGCTAATTCAGGTGCAGCTTGAGCCGTAGGTAGCGCCATTGAAATAAATTGACCAACAGCCGCTAAAAATGCGGTTCTATCAGCTTTTTCTTGCTGTTCATCTTGGTAAATCATTGAGTCAGAAGTGACTTCTATGCGGAAATTCTTAGCCGCTTCATTTCTTAACAGTTCAATAGCTTGCGGGACAAGTTGTCTGTCTTGTTCGGACAGTTGCATTGCGCCAGAAATCTTTACCAGCGTGTCATCAGTAAAATGATTGCAAATAATCTGCGCTTTAATGGTTAAAAGCGAGGTAGCAAAGTCTACAACTGCGTGTTGTTGAGTCTTTAAACGCCCTGAAGCGTTGTTTGACTTAATAATTTGTGCACCAAGGGTTTCAGCAGGGTCAGTTTGACCTCTTTGAATATCAGCAATACCCATTAATTCGTATATTTGACCCTTAACTTGCTCCATTGCCTGATAACAGGACATTAATGCGCTTGCAAATGGGGCTAAATCGACTAAATCAATCGCACCTTTCATGCCTTGTTTTTCAGCAAATGCCATCCAGTTGTGTACTGGAATCATGGTGTTGTTTTCGCCTTCAGAGAACAGACGCTGTAGTTCTGTTGCAGAGGCATCATACACACCCCTGACTTTAAGGGCGTTAATCAGTCCATCAATTCTGTCGCACAGAACATCTAATTCTCTTGCCTGGTCTTGGTAGATGACGAAATCAGGGATTGGCTCAAGGCTGTCGGTAGTAAGAGTCGAATACAAAGGTTTTGGACAAGGCCAAAAGTTCTCCAAACCAAGTGGGTCATCACGCTCATCAAGTATTTTTCCTAAAGATTTGCTAATCCAAAGCACTTTGCCTGTTTCTTTGTCCCAAATCTCGTATATTAGCGCCTCATATACTCCGTCATCAGATTTGTACGATTGTTTTAAGTCGTCAGGCTTAGTATCTAAAGGGATTTTGTAGCCCAATTCTTCGCCAAAACGCTCAACCAATGCAGGGCGGGACATATAGACTTTGCGCCAAACTGCGGTTACTTCTTCCCAGGTTCTAGCAACTGTGTGTCCAAAGTCTTTCCAATGAACATAGTCTACAGGGCAGCACTCATACTCAATGCGCTCTTGGCTTTCGGTTTCAATTGCGCCTTCTGTTTCGGCTTCATCACTATCTTCGGTAACTTGATAACCGTCATCCGTTTCAGGATTCGGCTCATTTTCTGAGTCGCTTCCAACAATATGCGGCTCATAACGAACCCAAGCGACTCCTCGACCACCCAATAAGCGGTCAAGAACTGCGTTATTCATAGCGGACTTATAGTCGCCATAGTGCTCTAATTCAAACTCTAATGCTCGCTCAAGCATCATTGAGGCAACACGGCCTATAGGGTCATTGTCCCTAAATCTACGGCTTACATCAGGGCGTGGAAGTCTAGCAAAAATAGCTGGTTGAATGGTTTGGACATTTGACCAAAGAATATTAAACCGAGCATTAGGGTTTCTGTCGTAGCGGCTATCATCTTTGTATTTCTTTACAATGCGGTCTACTCTAGCTTCCCAACGCTTATATGAGCGCTCATAGCCCATAATTGTTTTGTACCAATCTTCGTATGAGTGGTCTATTGTTGCTTTATCGTTTGCCATAGAGTTGCCTTAATGTTTGAATATTTGGCGAAATGTTTGCTTATTTTACCTTTTTTATATTCTATTGTTTGCTTTTACTTTGGTTTCTTTCCATAAGTCGTTAAGACTGACATCAGTTTGCCCAACAAATACCCCCCTTATAGGGTCTTCTGCGGTAACAATCTTCGCCTCATCTTTCCAAGTTAGCGCCAAATAACGAAAAGCATCAGCACCATGAGAAGTCCAATCATGGCGAGGCTTATCCCTAAATACTTTTTTATCTTCATCGTACTCCCGTTGGTATTGGCGAAGGCACTCTATGCCATCCGCACATTTATGGTCAAACCAAGTTCTAGTTAGGGCGAGGCGGCTCGCTTGGATGCCGTCTTGCAGTTTAAGGTTAGGGGTTATTTTGATTGATTTTAAGGGAATTTTATCGCCAAGCTGTTCAATAACGCTACGATTAGATGATAGGGTCTTAGCCCTAGCATCATGAGGTAACCAATGTGTTCCGTACACATAACCCCGCTCTTTCTCTCTAGCTTGAATAATTCCCGCATAAAAAGCGACTGGCTGCCCATTGCTTGAGTGATAGTCTAGACACCTAATCTCCCCATGCACTACTTGGAAAAACCATATAGCGGTGTCATCGGAGTAACCTAAGTCCCATGCCGTATGCACAGGAAATAGTGGGTCATACTCCACCTCCCTTATTCTGCCGTCATCTGTAAGTTGCCTCATCTCTTTGCCAAAATAAGCGCCAAGAATGGCTGATTCAAAGTCACATTCAAACTCTTGAAGGTATTGGTCTTGGGTCATAGTCTTGGCTGCATCATCTAGCTCGGACTGCTCAAGTAGCCCCGTCTGACTAGCCCGTAAGACTTTGACATACCAATCTTTATCTTGGGTAGCGTTGTTGTAAACCTCCCAGAAGGCATTGTGACCTTTAGGTGTCCCGATAAAGGTAGCCCATCCCTTTCTATCTGCTAGCAATGGGCGAATGACTGCTCCGAAGATAGAGGGCTTCATGTCTGCATATTCGTCTAAGACTACTCCATCAAGGTATAGCCCCCGTAAGGTATCAGGATTGTCAGCACCAAAGAGCCTTATCCTAGCCCCATTCATTAGCTCCACCCATAGCTCCGCCTGGTTAGACTTAGCCATTACAGGTCTAGAGTATTTAAGCAAGTAGTCAAAGGCTATGGTCTTAGCCTGGGACATATAGGGGGCGACATAGGCATAGCGCCCATCTTCCTTATCTTCCATTAGAGCCCTATAAATAAGGTCGTTAATACATAGGACAGTTTTCCCACAGCGCCTGTGGGCTACTATGACTGACCATCTTTCTTTCCTATCGTGGAAGTCCTCAAAGACTTTCCGAGGGCAATAGTCTAGCTCTACCTCTAGCTCTGCACTCATTCTGGTCTTTTCCAGCTAATAACCATGCGTTGTGGTGCTTGCTCATCTCCTACTACTTCCTGTCTTGCTAATTTGGGGAGGTGATACTCCATGACTGCTTGCAACATTAAAAAAGCTTTTTCAGGGTTAGGCTGCACAAGCCATATAGTGTTTCCCTCTTTATCGTATTTAATACATCCCTCTTTATCAGTCTTAGGGATGCCATGGGCTACATCTTCCAACCATTGTTGCATCCTTGGGGAATTCTTATCAACGAATTTAGCAATGGCCTCTCTAGCTATATTAGTGACCTTATTAGGTGTTCCAGGCGGTCTACCTTTGCCAGCATGAGTTAAACCAGGGTATTTCTTAGGGGTTTGAACTGACGAACCATCTTCATTGATGGTCATTTCTTTATAACTTTTTGTCATAGCTTTGGAGGTTTCCATTCTAAAACAGCATTAAATTGTCATCAATAAATATAAGTCATTGATTTATATAGGTGCAATATAGCATAAAAACAACAAATGCAAATAAATATCAAATATAAGGGTTTATCCTATATACATTGTGTAGTTAATCGCTACAATTCATAACAGCAGCACAGTTAAACAGTCACTTAAAGGGGAATTTAAAATGACTAAATTACAATTTATTGCAATCTGTAATGAGAAGACTATTGAGCCATCAATCGCATTAGAAAATGATGATGTGGTGCAAGCTATACAGTCAAATGATGTAGAAGTGCTTATCAATGTTTTAGATAGTCAATTTTAAAGGGGAATCACAATGAAACAAGAAACATATAACGGCTGGACAAACTATGCAACATGGAGAGTTAATCTTGAAATATTTGATGGCTTTGATATTACTGATTACTTTGGTGATGTAGAAGAGCGCAACGATGCTTATTATTTAGGTGATGCACTCAAAGATTACGCAGAGGAAATACTCAGCATTGATACAGATACAAGCAGTCTAGTCTATTCCTATGCTATGTCATTCCTTAGTGATGTTAATTGGATAGAGATTGCCTCTTCTCTTATAGAGACATACAAAGATGAGGTATCAGTATGAAAAATTGGCAAGCGTTGTTTTTATCTTTACTTCTTGGCGGAATTTTCTACTTTATTTGGTATCTAACTGCCATCCATGCAATCTAACGCATTACAAGGGCATTTTTAACAGTTTTATAAGGGGAATATATGTATATCGTTACAGGTAAAAACGGCACAAACAAGCCATTAACACTCGACCAAGCTATCCATTATGTATCAAATGAAATGTATATGAGTCAAAGGGATAAAGACAAAGCAAAGCTACATTTTGCCAATGGCGGCAGCGTTTATGGCATTACTTATGGCTTCACTCGTTTAGACATTGAAAAGGTCTAAAAAACATATCAAACACCCCAGGAAAATTTACCTGGGGAACTTGACACCAATTTAAGGGAAATATATGGCACTTCAAGACAAATACAACGCTTATCTTTACTTATGCGCTAAACAAGGGCTTACGGCTTTATCTTTTAACGCTTGGACATCAACCAATAAAAAGGGGTCTTTATTATGAATAGCTTAAAAATATTAGAAAACAGCCTTTATTGGCAGCAAGTAGTTTTAAAACAAAGTAAAGACCCTATCCAAAAAGCTAGGGTAAGCCAAGCAATACAAAAATTATCAGCACAAATCGCAGCATTAAACAAAGGGGAATAAACATGACAGCAAAGAAAACAATTAAGCCCGCAGCACCCAAAAAGCGCACAAAGCTAGAGGAGGCAGAATTTCAAAACATGATTTTAAGCCAGGCGCTCTATATGCAATACGAAGATTTTGACGAACTTCAAAACCTTATGGCTGCGCTTATTGAATCAATGGAGGCGGAGGGGGCTAGTATTTATCGTGCTAAATACGCACTTAAAGCCATTCGCTCATTAGTTATACATCAGCAGTATTCAATGATGGATTGTGCAGGGCTAGAGTATTAAGAGGTATTTACTAACATGAGGGGGGTTAGCTCCCCTCTTTTTTTGCGGGGCATTTATGGAATATAACCTTCTACAATGGAGGATAGGGCTAGGGCTTACCCAATCGAGCGCTGCGAGGCTTTTGGGGGTGCATAGGGTTACATATACCAGATGGGAAACAGGAGCGCAGAAGCCTCCTAATCATATTGGTATGGCCTGCCTATCTTTAAAGCACATGATGAAAAAAGCATAGTAAAATCACAATTTTTTCGAATTAATTTGAAAATTTACAATAGTAAAATCACAATTTTTTTGAAATACTTTTGAACTTTAGCCTACGATGTCAGGGTCGTGGTTCTTATTCATTGCATCCATTAAAGCCTGTTTACGCTTCATGCGTTGGTTAGCTTTCTTGTTTAGGATGCCACTATCATCTAGCTCTAATGGAGGGTTGTGGTCTTGACGCCTTTTCTGTTGCTTTTCAAGCGTTGATTCTTTGTGCGGGCGCAACATTGCATCTTCTTTTTTATAAGTGCGTGTCATCTTTTCCATATTAAGCCTTATTAAACTTTTCTAATTCCATAGCAAGTCTAGCCCTACGGCCTTCTTTCCCTTTAGCTTTGGAGGCTTTTTTTAATTCTTCTTTGGGGATTTTTTCACCCTTTTTTACGCCTAATTCTTTCTTTAATGCGCCTTTATGCTTGATAGCGCCAGCAATCCAATTAGCCATTACATTTCACCCATTTCGGTCTTTTTAGACTCTTTTTTGGTTTCGCCTTTTTCTTCGCCACTTGCCATATGTTTGGCATAAGAGGCAGCGATGGTATTCTTGCGCTTTTTGGCTTTGTCTTGTACTGAAAGGGCAATCGCAACCGCTTGATTATGTGGCTTGCCTGCCTTTACTTC